CTATCTTGGCTATTAGGTACTAATGGCTTATTAGTAGATTGGCTACGTGACTTATAGTCATGTGAGGTGCGGACATTAGCGTCCCCTATCTTTTTAGACTTAGGGGACTCTGGAGTCCTGTAGGAGTTGAGTCGGTATATGTCAACTCCACGATATCCGTTAGCCCTCTTGGTACGGATTCTAGAAATGAGTCCATGACCCTCTAGAGCCTTGAGAGCCCTTCTGACGGTCTTCTCATGAACATTGCCCGTCTCACTACGAAGTCGCTCTGCTGAGGCCTTTACAACCCCTTCAGAGCCCGATAAACGGCATAGAACGACTAGTAGTCGGAACTGGTAATCGGTTAATGGCGCCGAAAACGCCCCCTCTGGAATGTGCACGCTACTCCTTGTCGAATGGGCTGATGCCCTTCTTGCCTTCGTCTTCCTTAATCTTAGCCTCGATGGTCTTAGTCAGAACATCCAGAACGCCAGCGGTGATATAGGTGGCAAAGGCTTCGATAAAGGTACTCAAAGCCTCCTGCATCTCTTCGTACAGCACATCGGTGTCATCATCGTCATCGAAGTCCACCTCGATAACTTCTAGCCCATCCTCAATGTTCCATGTTTCAACGGCTAAATCTTCTACGGCGTGTAGTGCAAGGTGAGCCTCGATGGACTCGTCCCACACCATTGCAAGGACATCATCTGGAGTTATCTCTCGCAAGATTTCTTTGAGCGGATTGCCGCACATTGTTATGTCTTCAGCATTGAGAATCAGGGAATCAATGCCCTCATCGCCATCGGTGAAAAATAGGTGATACTTGCACTTTGCTTCTGTCAGTACCTGCATTGAACTTGATGTGAACTCTGTTAAAGGCGGTGCCACAGGTAGTACCACTGTGGTACCAGGGTTTAGTTGGATTAACCTACGAAGCCCATCTGTTACATCTGCATCTTTAAATGGCAGAACAATGATTCTTTTCATGGCGCTCCTATAGTCGTGGTAGCCGTTGCTGAGAAACAACGGTTGGTTTGTTGAGGTACTTTCCTAGCATTAGGGACACAAATGTTGCGGCAGGAACTGTTACAAATAACAGTTTATCAAATTGATAAAACACATACATTCCGCCAAAACTTAGGGGCAGAGCAAAGAATATATTGATATTTGATTTGCCTATGAACTCACCAAGAATACTTAAATCAAGCAGTTCAAGAATGTAGGTGACAGCAAACCCTGTGATGATTGTTGCAAGAAGTAGGTCGGTCATAGGGACATCCTATACCGATAACTTGGTGTACTCCACTCCCGCATAAGTTGTAAGGCGCCAGTAGCAGTTTGCTGGTACCCATTCGTCTATGGTTTGAGATAGACGAGGAAGTTTGATTGCCTTGTTCACGTAGCAATGGGAGTTTGACTCGTGGGCTGTGCCTTCCCATACAACTCCGAATTGGCTAGAAAGACTTCCATCAAAATAATCGGTCGCCTTAAAACTCTGCTCTAACTGGAAGGCGTCTACCCAAACATAGTTTCCTGATGAGGTGTCGAAGTTTAGATTTACCGTATAAGTCAGAACTCCATCAACATCCTGAGCATCCACATATGCGGTTAAGGTATAGCGTGTCCAATCTGTAGAGAGGGTAAAGGTATCGGTCTCTTCTCCAATGGTTGGGGTTCCATCATCATTTGGAGTCAAGGTAACGTCTACATCTACAGCAGCACTTGCTTTTGCCCAAAACGAAAGTGTGTAATACTTATCAAGAGTTGGCATTGAGCCAGAGTCTGTTTCCAGAACTGCTCCAGTATTTAAGTTTATTTTTAAAGAGGATGCACCAGCGCCAATACTGTCTTTTACATCTGTGTCAGTTGTGCTTGATGTAGCGGTAAGGGTCCATGTGTTTATATTTACTTCAAAGGATGGGTTTTGTATGTAGTTTGTTTTATTTGGACTTAAAAATATGGTTGCAACACGTGCCTCCTGAAAAGAGGTGTTGTCTAAGTTCTCACCTTCTTCAACGTATATCTGGTCAACATAATATGTTCCTGCAGCACTGAAGGTTAGTTTAAGAGATGCGTACACAGCGTCCGCTGGCGTTGTCGTATTCTCCCATGAAGTTTGCCACGTGTTATTTGCTGAATGAGCAGTCCCAGTAAAATCAGAAGCCAAATCTGTTCCGTCTTTATCATAGTACTTCACTGTTAACCGAACTGTTCCAGCACTTGCTGGTGATTTATACTTGTATCCAAATGTGTAATCGGTGTCCGCTGTTACAGGAACGCCCTTTCTAATAGGGTCAACATTTCCTAAAATTATGTAGGCATTTGAAGCAGAAGTTATACACTTGCCTGTGTAGTCCTCATCAATAGTGTAGGTGTTTATGCTGGGAACTTGCTCTGTTACTGAAGAGAGAGTTACGTTAGATGTTGTCCAATTTCCTACACTGTTTAAAAATGTGGAATCTTGAATAGTCAACATCCTGTTTGGAGAGACAGTTATTGTTGGGGCATAACCAGTTAAGTCTTCAATATATGCACCCAAGCCATTTTGAAGACCTCTATTGGCATAGAGAAACAGTGCGTCTCTGCCAATTTTCTTTTGATATTTAACAGGGAGGTTTTGTTCAGTAGTAAAACCAGAGTTTAACAATTCTATTGGAAGAAGTGACGCTGGGGTAGCCTCAGATGCGTGATTTGGTTTTAGTATATCTACCTGAGTCAATAATTGGTCTACTGTAAACGATATGCCGTCTATAAACTTGTATAAATCAGAATTTGGGTCTGTTACACCTAAAGGACTTTGAACATCGCTAGTATAAACTTTTGGAATGATATCCATAAGTTTTCTTTGAGATTCGTGGTTTGATGGAACAGTGTCTGTAACTTGTCCAGCAACAACCCAATACTCAGTATCAATATAAAGAAACATTCTGTAATAAATTTGACGACCAGAATCAATTCCAACTATTGGTTCTGTAGCGTCTTCGCTGTCAACAAAGTTGTATCGTGTTACGTTACCTTCAGTAGCGAACTCTTCCCATACGATAACGCCATCTTCTTCATTTTCTGGATAGCCTGTTTGACTTCTTACTAAACGGATACGTGTAAAGTCGCCAGATGGTGTTTGCCATTCAACAAATGTTCGAGCATAGTCGAGCACTGTAATAGACATTGGCTCAACAGAGTATGCAAGTTTTGGAGTTGCTCCATACTTGCCACCACCGTATACGAAATTACCGTAGTTACCCACGTGTGTGGCTCCTTCTTATGCTCCCATTAACATCAATGTAAAATTATCAGAACCTGTTTCTGGAGTAGAGATTGTAACCCAAGATGCAGTAGAACCGTCTGTTGTTAGGTACTTACCGTTGTTACCAGTTTGAGATGGAACTTGACTTATAGCGGCCCAGGATGCTGCCGAACCATTAGTTGTTAAAAAGTAACCGTTGTTTCCAGTTTGAGTTGGCAATCCTGTAAAGGTTGTCCAAGAGTAATCGTAATTTGTTGAAGAATTCTTTACAAGAACTTGACCCGTAGTACCGCCAGTAGGGTTACGACCATCGTAGGCAACTTTTGCTACATATTCTAAGTTTGTAATTCGGTCTTTAACTGTATTCCAAGATGAGGTTACAAAGTCAGGAGAACCAACCCATCCAGAGCCAGTCTTAATGCTTGACCCAAGCGTGGATTCAATGGAGTTGACTTCATCTTGAAGGTCATTTACGTGCGCCGCAAGAACAGTGTCAGTGAAGTCTACCTTGGTGGTAAACGACTTCACCGATGAGGGATACGATGCTGTCACGTTGACTTCCTTTCAGACCTATCGGTCTATTTTCTTAGGTTTGCCCCCTATTTACCTGCTGAACTCAGGCTATCTGGTTCATAGTCACTATCAATGATGGCACTGCTGGTGAGGGACCTGATGCTCCGTTGGCTTCTATGGCTATGTCAGTCGTATCTACGTACCACGCCAACTCTAGATAATCTCCAGGCATCATTGATGAGTAAAAATTCCACGATGCCACTTGATACTTTCCTGTTGGTATGTAAAGTTTTGTTGCTGAATTTGCTACGTTTGACCCGTTCTTTTTTAACCAAATCCATATGTTGTCTCCAGGGCCTCCTCCTCCACCTGTTCGGTGCTGAAGTTGAGCGGAGAATTGCAGGTTGTATGTACCGCGTTCCTGCACAGTAAACTTGGATGAATTAACCACAGATATTCCTTCAGAATAGTCTGTGGAATTTACTGTCATTATGTATTGCGTGCTTGTAGATGCAGCCGTTTGGTCTATGGTGCTAAACCAAGAACCATAAGCAAACACGCCTTGTGGAGCCTCCCCAAACTCTCCAATCCATACTGGATACTCTGGGTCTCCACCGATGTACATTACATAAACACCTGTACCAATAGCGGGAGGGCGTTTAGTAGATATAACAGGCCATATCCAGTTGGTTATTTGTTCACCAGTAGCCGTTACTTTAACTTTAAGTCTTCGTAACTTTTTTGGGTCTCTGTTATCGTGAACAATTGCTCGATATATCCCAGGTAGTTTTCGTTCAAAATCCATTACTAGATTTCACCAATACTTAGGTTACCTTCTTGGAAACGGAAGATTTCATCTGGGTCTCCCTGAAGAGTAGTCAGTGCAGCGCCGCTTCCAGTTCTATACAACTGAGTAACACGAGCAACTTGAATACCAGGAATTTGTAATAACTGGAACTCAATATCACCAGCATTGATAGTCTCTTCAAAGAAGAGATTTGAATAACCAAATGCCGTAACCATCTTTTGTTTGATTGCTGTTTCAATTTCTGTTGTTGTGTATTGATTTAACTTTGTGTATTGAATAGTTGCGTTTACATCTACGTAAACTGGTGGAGACACAGTCACAGTAGTTCCAATCAATGTCTTTCCTGTATAGAATGTTTCTAGGTCATTCTTTAAACGGTCATATTCTGCTGTTGGGTTTCCTAAGTCATCAAGTCCAGGGGCAGCGTCGATATCTGTTGCGGTTCTTGTTGGAGCAATGTAAACAGTAACAGAAGACCAAACAGATGCAGTTGCGTTTGCCTTTCCAATTCCTGTTACAGAAAGAGCCAAGGTAGAAAAGTCGTTAAGACTTACTGCTCTGTTGTTTGCTCGCAGAGTAAGGGGAGCAGCAGTTCTTACTTGTTCTGTTGATTCAGGGTCAGCACCAGCAAAGGCTGCTTCTGCGTTATTTACTGTGATATCTGCTTGTAGTGCTGTGACTTGTACCTCTGAAAGACCAGGAACATAAACAAGAGTGTCTATGCTATCTGCGTCTACGTTACCCTCATTTCCACCACCAACGGTGTACTTTGCTCGTATCTCTGAATACAAAGTTGGGATTGCTCCAGATACTCCGTCACCAAATTTAATAGTTACTACGTCATTTTCATCAAGAGAAGTTGAGTAGACCTGGTCATTTGGACCGTAATCTGTTAGGTGTTGGACTTCAGTCCATTTAACAAATATTGCTCCGTCTTGAACATAGATTTCAACAGAATCTTCAACAACTGGTGTCTCACCTAATTCAAAAGCCATCGCTGGCAGTCCATCAGATGTACCAATAAGTTCTCCGTTTGTAGTGGCATCATCTGATACAAGAATTACGGAACGACCATGAGAAGCAGTTACCGTGGCTTCACCTGGTGTGCTTCCTATTTGTTCTGCTACAACTGCCTCAGCAACCGTGGTGAAGTAAATGGTATTAACAGTATCGTCAATAACTATGTCTCCAGAAACAACAGTTCCTGCAGGAAGAGTGACTTCTGTTCCAGAGGAATTAGAAAAAGTAATTTCTACAAGAGCCTGACGATATCCAGCAGGGGTATACCCGTAGTTACGAGCAATGTTTAGTACGCTATCACGCTGTGTTGCAGTGGTGATGAACGCTTCATTAGCGTTACGGTCAATGTAATAAGAAAGAATGTCTGAAACGTAGGAGAATGCCTCCACCAAAGCAACGCCAAAGTCAGCGGGGTCGTTTGCTTTCCAGTCTGGAATTCTGTCTTGAATTCTTTGGATTAGTTCTTCTCTAATCGAATAATAATCCTTGCTGGTGTAATCGACCGATACAGGGATATTAGAGGCTGGCGTTATCGTCATAGTTTCTCCTGAAGTGGTGGTAAGTTTCCTGCGATTCTTACAAGACCTATTGTAGTGCTTGAGACATCCTCAACCGTCGCTTCTGGAAGCGAGTAGACAATTTCTACCTCCATG